CATAGGCACTGCCAACACTTGTAACTTGATTTGTCAAGCACATGAAGTCAAAAGCCCAGAAAAGGTAGTTCCTGACCTGAGTTTGCAAGTATCTTTCATATCCATAATTAAAAATGGTTGGGTTGACAATATCAGGTAAGAGGGATAAAGAGCCTAAAAGTGAGTCGAGAAGGGTCACCTGACCATAGTGATAACACAATTGATCATGCTCTTGGTGAATCTCTTCAAGTTCTTGAGATATCTTGTCCTCAGGTATGTGGGCTTTTGGGTCATACCATTGGGCCAGAACCTTATTATACGTTGGCACTTTGACCTTCATCTCTTTCATGGCCCTTTTCATTGTGGTACTACGAGTAAGAACCCTCACAATACCATTATAAAGATCTGGGTGGTGAGCTGTCAATGAGAGATAAGATAAGAGACGTTTTGCCCTATATCTAGGATCCTTGTTCAAAACATTTGCTGTCATTTTCCCAACAAGTTTCTGTTTATCATGGTAAACAACACGTGGAGGACAAGGAACACCCACTTCTTTAAAAAGAGCTTTATCTGAACTAGTGACCTTCCTTGAGAATTTACTCAAAAAGGGAATATCAGACAACTTGCCTTCGGCCTCTAAATTATTTGTCACACCCCACCTCTTCATGCACTTTTGGATATTTTTAAAGCTCCAGGATGAAGGCTTGGTGGCTAACATAGATAAAATGTGGTCATCACCATAGTCTGATAATTCATTGTAAAAAGTGAACTCTTTTGCACTTAAGCCAGTTAATTGTTTCCATGCTAAAAGATACAATATTAAAAGTGCCATACTATTGTCTGCTGTGGTTGATGAGTGGCCAGTGGCTTCACCAACTCCTTTTCTATAAATATCACCAGTACTGGTGATGTTCAAGAGCTGGTGTTCAATTTGGTCATAACCAACATCAATAAGAGCAGCAATCCTCTGATAATCTTTATGGTGCTCAAAACCCTTTTTACGGACAGCCTTAATCAGATCGATAACTTTCCCGGTGACAGTGGAATCAAAAGCAGTCATGTCTCCAGCAAAGTGATGTTGACACCTTGCATGCCGTTCATAGAGATCAGCCATCCAGTAACCATTTATTGGCATTCCCACTTTAGTGGGTGTTTTCTCCCATGAAAACCTGTGGTTTGGTTCATAGTTCCACACAGTGGTAGCAATATAATGGACTAATGGAGATCCAATGACAGTGCGGACTTTGTCATCAAGCCATTTCTTTGGGGGTAATGCTTCCCCTTTCACACTAACAGCAGCAACAGGAGTGATTAAATTGGCCCACTCAAAAGTGTCTCTCCAGAGCCGTTTAAATTTTCCGAAGCCAATAGACCTTATGAAGTCACGCCTCTTATGTTTTGCCTTAGAACCAGGCTTTCTCATGAAAGCGCCTAAACCATACTTCTTCTCCCACTTGTGAATAATCCATGAAAAAGGAGTCAACCTGGAGTTTTCAAAAGTTGTGCGTAAAATGTACCAAACATCATCTAGTTCCAAATCAGGATAGTCAAATCGTGGTGACCTGAAATACCTAGATGTGGCCTCCAATTCATTTTCAATAGATGCATATTCCTCAGTTCTTCGGTACTTGAGAGCACCAACTCTTAAAGAATCTAAGAGGTGGTCAGTATAGGTTTTAAGGTTGTGAATTCCTTGCTCCCAATCGGTGCCACAAAGGACCCACTCTTTAAACTTACTACTAAGAGCAAAATCAGATGGCTCGTTCTTGATATTAACATTAATGGGCCACCCAAGATCAGACATGATCTTCATGGACTCCTCTACATCAAGACGAGAATAGCCAGCCATTCCTCGCAAATAGTGAGGCAATGATAAATCATTCAAGAAAATGGTGGCTCGCATCATAGCTATTTTAAAAATGCTAGAAAAAGGCTTGCCTTGTGGTATTCCAAATTGCTGCCTAACAACAGGAGTAAATTTTCTGGATGTATAAACGGAATCCAAATAAAGAACGGTCAGGGCAACAAGAAAATGAGTGATTCTCCATTTAATCCAAACATATAATTGTTTGGAGCCAAGTAGATTCACAACACTAAAACACAACTTTAAAG